CTAAATCTTCATCAAATGAAAATTTATCATCCATAATATCTTGAATGTCATCATTATCTAAACCTTCTTCAGTTTTAGAATAATACGCATTTAACACTTGGTCACCGTCCATTTCATCATAATCCGTTTGTAATTCTACAAAATCTCTGATTCCTCGGCCGGTTTCTTTTTTATACTTAAAATACGCCGCTACATCTTCTGGTAGGTCCGCGTTTGATTCTTTCTCCTCAAACAATTGATCTACCGATTCAATGTCTTTATCGTATCTATTTTTAATATAAGAAAGAACGTCTGCATCATTTAACTCTGATGCGGGAGTTTTTTCTTGTGTTTCTCCTTCCTGTTGTACTTCTTCTTGTTTCGCACTGGTGTCGGAATCCTTAGAGCTTGTATCCACTCGCTCCACGTTAGGGTCACTGTCTGTAGCTTCAAACTTTTCTTCATGCTCTTTAAGTAACTTTTCCTCTACCTCTACTTTAGATTTTTCAACTCCAGATACGTCTTTTACGACAAATTTATTTTCTTCCATTTTTATTTAATTTAATTTATACAAAGTTAACACTAATTTATTTATGTTTTTTAGCCTTAATCCATATCAAAATATAAAGGCCTTACTTCTCTCCAATTCTTCGTTATTGATTTCTTTTCCTTTTTTTTCTTTGTCTATAAGCTTTCATGGCTTCTCTTTTATCCTTCCCTTTTTTCCAACTTCCCGCAGCAAATCTTTCTGCTCTTCTTTTACTTTTAAATTCATAAACCTCTCCTGCTTTTAAAGCTTCTTTAAAAGATTGAGGTTTGGCTTTTTCATCCCCCTTAAAAGTTATAGAAGGGTTAGCATAGTATCTTTTTTTACCTTTCTTATTTTCTCCGTCCCCCCACTCCATTTTGACAGTAGCCTTTCTTCCAGATTTATTTCTGGCTAAATTTCTAAGGTGTTTCTTACGTTTTCTTTTTATTGGATCAGTCATATTATCTTGGGTCAAATTCTGCTAAATCAAATCCATCTAAACTATCTTCGTTAGATTCAAAGGTCATAGCTGGTAAATTTCTTTTACGTTGTTCAATCATTTTAGACTGCTGAGTGTTACCTTCAGCAATTCTTTGAGATTTACCTTTTTCTTTTCTTTCTTCCCTCGTATCTATCTGCTCTTGTTCTTGACCTCTAAGGCGCATATTGTAATTAAATTCAGCGTCCATTAATCTACGTTTTAACTGAGCTTCATTATTTTGCTTTTCAATCTCAAAAGCAATCTCCGCTTGTTTAATTTGAATTTTAGCTTGTATCTCGGCTTGAGTTTGTTGCATTTTAGCTTGAGCCGCTTGTTGCTGCAACTGTTGTTGTTGCTGCCCTTGCATCGCTTGTTTTTGTTGCTCCGCAGCTTGTTTAGCCGCTTCACTCTGTTTACGTTTTACTTTAAGTAACTGGTTTGCTAATTTAAGATTATTTATAGTTCTAATATCAATAGCGTCTTCCAAATCAATACCTTGTTGTTGTAGGGCCATTTGAATATTTTGTTCCAGCATTTGTTTCTCTTCTTCATCTGGAGACATTTCAATAAATATCCCAAAATCATATAGATACAGGTTTTTAATATCCTCTAATATTCCTAAATTATATTTCCCAATCTGCATAGCGAATTCATCTCTAAAATCTGCATACTGTAAAACATCAGCTGTTCTAATTGATAAACATTCAGCTATAGTTTTAGTGATATATAAACTGGCATTTAATATATGACGAGTAGCAACATTAGAATTTAAAGCGGCTAATTTTTGAACACCAACTAAAGAGTTAGGGTCAGGAGTAGAAGCGTCTCGAGCTTCATTTAATCCCGTAACCTGTCTTAGCATATTTAAATAATGGTTATAGTTCCCTACAAGCATCTGCATTTTTCCACTACCACTATTACTGTTAAGCTGGGTAATAGGAACTTTCGCATTGTTAAATTCTCCATCTTGAGTATAACTTCTACCAACAACAGAACCTGTTTGAAAATATAACCGTAAAGCATCTTCGGGATTATAAGCCGATCCTGTTCCTAAATCAACCTCACTCAAACCATCCGCGTCTATAAACACTCCGTCTGGAACTACCTTGGTTACTACTTGTTGTATTTTTAAATGAGTCATTTGAATTAAATCAGCAAAAGGTATCATTCTTCTAACTATAGACTCTAAAGTTCCTTTGTATAAAGACGGGGCACATGCAATGTAATTAGGCATAGCATATTGGTTAGCTGAATTAGGTCTAACCATGTTTTCCATCATTTCCCATTTTAAGATAATGTTAGTACCCATTACCATTACCCCTTCATACCACACGTCAATTTTCTTTTCTACTTTCTCAAACTCTCCCTCTTCTTGCATTTCTGTAGGAGGATTAAATTGATCGTCCTTTTCTACTGTTTTAAAAGACCCTTCGGATACTTTCTTTTTCTTATATACAAAAGTATTAGTGGTCTTGTAATTAAAATACATAAGAGTACAGGTGTCCCGAGCAAACATACTGTTCTCGTACATCGCGGCTACATTATAGTAATCATACCACGATTGACTATATTTAGATATTTCCTCCATGTCCTCATTCGTAATTGTAGGGTCTATTTTTACCAACTCTCCAATAGGAACGGTTTTTATTTCTCCCCAATAAAAAGTATCTTTAAAATAAGGGTCTTCGCTATAGCTATAAACAACATTAGCTGGGTCTACATATTCAACTCTAATACCATCTCCCTTCTGAAACATGTGTTTAGTTATCCCTATCCCTAAAGTAGTAATATCTCTATCTACACGTTTACGAGTGTCAATATAATGATTTTCCTCCATCATACAGCTAATAGCAATCTCATTAGCAATTTCAATACCGGGTTTATAATTAAGTTGCATATATAACTCCATTTCTGCATCCGACTCAGGAAGCTGCTTAGGGTCTTGGGTAAACATAGGAACTTGAAAATCTTGTTCTATTTTCATAAACAAATCCTTAGAAACTACATTTTTCTCTACATCTCTCTGAAATTCATTTCGTTTCTCAGCGGACATAGCATCCATCGCTACACAATTAACTTTAAACAACCTGTCAGACATTCCGTTAACCACTATATCCACGAATTTAGGGATAATAGGAACAGGTGTCCAGTCTAAATTAAGGTAAGATAAGTCACCATCTACTGAGAGTTCATCTTTATACTTCCTGATAGACTGCTCTCCTCTTGCGTAGAGTCTTAATCTATGGAATTCTTGCCATTGATTATAAAACCTACAACCTCCTCCGTCCTTTCTGAACCATTCATATTGTATCGCTTGGCCTACCTGTAACCCAAACTCATCTGTCTTTTTTTCTGCATCCGAAACAAACTGATCGGGAAAAGCGGCAGATTGGATATCTATTTTTACATTTTTCATCTGATTATTTGGCTTTGTGTGCTGGTATTATTATATCTTGCAAAGTTAACACTTATTTTTGATTTTTGTTTAGACGGCGTGTATAAGTGTTTCTGATTCGCCATGATAGCTAAACCAGAACTAATAGCGGCATCAAACTTAGTTCTATTGCTAATATCAAACTTAGCCCAGTCCTCTAAAGTTCGTCCAAAATACATCACCCCCATGTCTCCTTGGTCTCTATAATCTCCAGTAAAATCAATACCAATATATTTTTCTATATAAGATTCTATTGCTGAAGCATGAGATTGTTTTACATCTTCCGATGTATTAGGTATCCCTCCTAATTCCTTTTCTGTTTTAGATAATTTATTATATCTCTTGTCGGGCCGGTTTAAAGAATACCCCCTGTACCCTCTATTTTTAAAATGATACAATAATCGTGGTTTATTGTTCTCACACAAAATAGGCATCCCATAAAATATACACGCCATTAATACTTCCTCAAAAAATATCTCTGCTGTTTGAGGTCGAGCTATGTATTCTAAAAAAAACTCTCCGGAAGGAGCGTTATCCATGTTAAACTTAGTTAATCCATGTAAAGCTCCATTAGAACCCTTTCCAACTACCACCCCTGATATATCATAAGAGTCACATCCAAATGACCCCATGTGTTCATTCCCAGGTTTTTTCATTCCCCTTTCGGTAATAATATGATTTTGTAGTTCTTTTGAGGGAGTCCATGATACTAAAAACCTTCCGTTCTTTTTAGGAGTCCATAATACTTTAGAGTCTTTAATCCCATTCTCCCAATAGAATGAACCCCTGGTAAGATGATGATCTATAATTAAAGAATCATTATAATCTATTTGCTGATAGATTTTAGTTAAATTAAATAAAGACTGTTTACTTTCATCCCTAAAAGCGTGTGATTCGGTTCTGGGAAACTGTCTGTAAAATTCATTTAAAGCGTCTGGATCTTTAGATAAAGAATCTACTTCATTCTCCCAATAATCAATTGCTCCTACTACGATATCTTCTCCATCTATTCCTACGACAGCTTTAGGTGGAGTTTTTAGAACCGGCATACCATATTTATCTATATATCCTTCAAAATTCCACTCCATTGGCATAAATAAACAATAAAGCCCACTTTTTGTTTGTCCATTGGCGTTCCTATTAGACGGGAAGGAGTCTTGATATAAAGATTTAAAATTACTACCTCCTTTATCCAGAGCATTAGATGTAGACCCCATCATACACTTCCCGATAATTTTACTACCTAATCGTAAACATGTTTTTGTAACCCTCCAGTTATTTAATATATTATCCGGCCTTTCCCATTTACCACTCTCATCATGTAAGAGTAATTGTAGTTTTTCCCCATCATAACTATTATCTCCAGTATTCTTCCAGTCAATAGTTGTATCTAACCCTTCCAACTCCTCGTCAGATATCTTGTGCATATTCTTCTTTGTAATCTTAGATGCTGGGACTCTATATGCTAATTCTGTTTTTGGTTTATCCATACCATCTTGTATGGGTTTAAAAAAGAAAGGATAGTTGTTAGATATAGGGACAACTTTATCGGTAAACATCTTCTTAGCATCCGATCCTGTTTTAGATAATATTCCTACTCGCGAATCCTTTGTAATAGTAGCTGTATTAACACCTTCACATGAACTCATAAAGGAAAATCCTGAACGTCTTATTTTTAAGTAACACATTCCAAAACTTCTTTTATCCGCCTTACAGGCTTCCCAAAATATATAAAAAATTCTATTAGCTTCTCGAAAATCAGGATGTCCGACATCAATCTTAGTCCATTGTAAGTACATATAATGAGTTCCTGTTATATAAGTTAAAACCCCGTTATTCATAAACCAATAGCCTTGTTCTCTCTTATCAAACTCTGTTTCAATATAATCTACCCATTGAGATTTAAAATAATCTGGTGTTTCGTGCCACTGGAATATAGATTTAATTCTTCCGAGTTCTTTTGGTATAGGTGTAGACTCCCATCGTTGGTCTTCTTTTTTAACTCCCTTGTTAAGGATTTGGTTGGGAGGTTTAGGTAGAGCAATTTTAAGTCCGTTAATATCAATAACCTTTTCAATCTGTCCCGTCTTTGATATAACCACTACATCGTATTTTGGGTTATATCCGTAACTCCAACTTCTCCCTCTGTTTTTATTAGATATAACAGATTTAGGAATAAACTCTTTTATTTCGGTATATAATTTATTTTGATCTTGATTCTGCAAATCCTTTTGGGGTATTATTTGTTTTATCTATTATCGTTCCGTCCAGAAGAGATCTTTCTTCCTCTATTCTTTTAAGTATTTCAAAAGCATCCATAATACATAGCTTCTTCGTAGCAGCTGCATTTTTTAATCTATCCGCTGCTAATGGGTCTTCCGACTCATACTTAATAATATCCTCCTTAGCAACTTTAATTAATTGTTTGACAGCTTTTTCTCCAGCTTCTATTATATTTAATTTAATCTCCTTTATGCTCATTTTCTTCATGTATTTTTTTTATTTCTTGTAAAGCCTTGTCATGACCCGGCATCTGTTTTAAAATTTGTAAAACACCTAATACTAAGTCTCTTGTTTTTTTCTCCTCTAATATTAAGGTTTGTAAGTTAGTGGTAAGAGATTCTACTTTAAATTTAAGAATTCCTATATTTTTTTGTACTCCCATGATTTAATTTTTTTTAAATTTATATATACTATATTTTACTGTTAATTCTTTTCCTTCCTCTATTTTGTGTAGAGTTTTTAATTTTTTATAATGGTAATCCCCTTCCTCTTCTATTAACTCACAATTAGGAGTTTCGCTGTGATTTATAAATCCCCCTAAAGGAGTTCTAATAAAATCATGCTGAAACTCTGGATCGTAAATATGAGTAATACCAATGATAATATCTTTTGGAACATCCTCGGTTGCAAAAATACCAGCCCCGTGTATTGACGAGGGGCCGATAGAAAGATATTCAGGTAACGGCTTGTAGTTTTCTTCACTTTTCATTTTTTTTATATTTATAAAATATTACAAAAACATTTCTTCCTTCTTTCCAGGATTTATTAGGGTATTTACTATGGAAATAATTAGATGGATATGAAATTAACCGATTTTGTTCATACCCCGCTACTGAAACTAATCTCCATTTTTCTAACTCCTCTGCATCTACCTTAATCATTTTATTATATTCATCTTCATTTACATGAGTCGGAAGTGATGACCCATAAATATCGTGTTCCCAAAACGCTGTTCCATGTAATTCTTCCATCTCACGCGGAGACATATACAAAACAGCGGCTCTGTCTGGGTGTTCTCCTTTTATTTTTAAGTCTGAATGAATACGCCATTGTGTATCTTGAGTATCGTTAGATGTTCTAAAAAAACTCAGAATACTTTCTACAGGACATCCTTCTATCATTCCTAATTTTCCTACCACATATTTAGTAAAAGACTCAGGAGATTCTTGGGTATAAAAATTTTTATTTCCAACTGTTTGTTTTAGAAACTCTCCCTTTTTAATATAAGCGGTAGCTAACTTAAATAAGTCTTTATCTATAAAATTATCTATAATATGTATCATACAATCATAGTTATGTTGTTAGTAAACATACGATAAAGTTTTTCCCCGTCTATATTGAATTCATACTCACTATCAGGAGTAAAGGAAACCTGGTCTCCTTCTTTTACCCCTAACTTTAGGAGCTCTTTATTAATATATTTAACCTCACCAAACAAAGGTTCTTCTTTAGTTCCTTTATAGATAATAGAATCTTTACTTTCTATAGGTTTAATAAAACAATATTTTCCATGAGATTTCCATTTATCTTTTTTCTTATATAAGAAAAACTGTTCATTATCTATTAAGAATAAATTATCTTTTAAATGACTTCTCCCACTTTTTTGCCTCCCATACATATCATAATAGAACTTAAATACATTATGGTGAACTAATAATATATCCCCCTCCTCTATCTCTCCTTTATAATCAATAGGTAATGAAATAACAGTAGCAAAACGGTTGGATGATTGATGGTCTTCTTGAGACACACTTGTGATAAAGTCTACCTCACCTAATTCCTTGGTGTTATCATAACGTTTGTTTTTTACAGGTGTTACAATAAAATTATGAGGAGACCTCATTAAAAATTTATATTGTATTCTAACGATATAGGAAGAGTGGTTAAGAATTCTTTCCACATATATATCTCCTCGTTTTTTTGAATCCAAATTTTAAAAGATTCATCGCTTCGTTGAATAAGATGTATAATATGAGTCCCCCCTAAAACGTCTTGACCAACAATATAATGCATTGCTCCAGATTTATAATCTGCTCCAATTGATATTTTTCTAATTTCCATTTCATTTGATTTTATTTATTTTTATGCACATGCGTGGTGAAAGGATGTAAGAGAATGGTTTACCATCAGGTCTACTGGTATCTCTTCACCCTCCATCGTCCAATTAATATAAAATCCAAGAGCCCATCCATCCTGTAATGTTGTAACTCCTGAAACCGCACTTAATGTCATCTCACAACAACCCTGACCTAAGTTAACACCTCCAGCAGTGGGAGTACTGAAAGGACATGTAGCAACTAATTCAGCTTCAGGACTATCTTCATCACAAGGGTCATATTTATATACTTCAAAAGTACCAGTTAGTGTAACACCTGTAGAGCACCTGAATACCCAGTTTATATCCATAGAACAAATCGTTTCACATACAGTCGATATATCGCATGCTCCGCGCTTAGTATTTTCATAATAAGAATTTGATTTAAGACGTATAGTATTATAAGTGAGGGGGCCTGTAGCAAGTAAATGTGTTAATCCATACACCCCGGAAGAGAAATCACTATCCCCAGGAACGGGCAGTGATGACCAGTCAAGTGTGTTTACCGAAAGATTTAAAGCGTTAAACTTGAAGGTGGAAGAATTTAGCATAATCCCTGATCCACCACCCGCTGGTACAGCCCAGGTGTTATCTCCTCTTAAGAAGGTTGTTGCGCTTGGAGTTCCCGTTGCTGATAAATCAATAGTTCCTACCGTTACAGCTCCTGTTGCTGCTGCGTTTACAGTTCCTGCGGAAATGAAAGTTCCATTAGTGTTAGTAAAAGATGTCACTCCTCCTCCTCCTCCTCCAGCCGCTACCCATTCTATTGCAGTAGCTCCAGCGTTTAATCCTAAAACTTGTCCGATAGCTCCTGTAGCTCCTGTGCCGTCTTGAATTAACTCTGGAATCACCAAAGGGGATGTAAGATTAGTTCCAATTCCTGATAAAATTATATCAGTAGTAGCGGTATTTCCCGCTGTTAATGTGTCTTGAAGGTCACAACAAGCGGAGCTCGACCACGCTAACCCTGTCCCTGTGGATGTTAAAACTTGTCCGATAGATCCTGTTGCCCCTGATGTGTCTGTAATCTGTCCTGGTTTTATAAATCCAGAGATTGTTATATTTGCAGATGCCCCTGTTGCTGTGTTTCCTGTATCTAATACAGATTGTAGGTCTTGACTTCCAGCGGAAGATGCTACCCACTCTACCCCCGTTCCTGTTGAGGAAAGAACTTGTCCTGCTAATCCATCTGAACCTAAACTGTCTTCTATTGGTCCGTCTAAGTCTAAAGTCGATGTAGCCGAAAAAGTATTTATACCATTCCAGACATTAGTAGCGTCTGACTCTATACTTACGGCAGCTTCAAAAGTCCATAAACCTGTTCCTGATAAAGTAACATTTTGACCCGTAGAAGTGTTTCCTGCGGAAAGAGTAGATTGAAGTCCACAACAAGAAGCTGGAGGCAATGTACTCGACCAAGCCACCCCTGTTCCTGTAGAGGTTAAAAATTGTCCGGGAGTTCCTACCG